ATGATCCATCAGCATACGCACCAATCCGCCAATGGATGTTAATGGCTGACGCAGCTCATGGCTTAACATGAATCGGAACTCTTCCAGAAGGATCTTCTGCCGTTCATGCTCATGCGAGCTGATAGAAGTCACATCGACAAGTTGGATCCCGATGAAGTGCAGGCTGTTCATGATGTGGTAAATGTTCCACATATTGTATCGCTCAGAAGCCATCTTCTGCTTTGTCCTGGCATACACCCTAATTGGCTCAGGAGATTTCTTGCGGCTCTTCTCGATGGCATTCACAAGCTCATCACGATCGCTGTCTTGCGCTGCAATGTCCAATATGTTGCGAGGCTTTATGTGGCTCGAATACTCCTTGAATAAATCATTTGAAGTTACTATCTGCCCATCCTGGTCAGTGATCACATAGAAGAGGTCGATTGAGGACTCAAGGATGTGCAGGCTTGCCATATCGCAAAGATAAGGCTTTATTGAACTTTTACGACAATTCGTTGCGTAAGTCTTGGATTAAATTAACCCATGCAGCCCCACAGCTCATGAGGTACTTTGCCGACATCCAAAGCGTGAAACTTAACACCACTCCATTAAATAGTACATCATAATTCATAGGCATTTCCATTTCTTGGCTATTTCTTACCGGCTGACTTTTGAGAGTGTAGTACGTTGCCGCTGGGTACAAAGATACATCGCACGGTTGAATTGTATCAAATGCCGTCAAAACTTTGGCAGGCTTTGGGTGAACATAAGCGCCACTCATTACAGCCTCATAGCTTTCTTTGTTGGCTTGTACAAAGGTTGTATCTGCATTCGCAGCCTTATAGCTCATGGTGTCAATATTGAGCTTATTATGGCGTGCAATCTTTACGGTATCTCTACGAACTTGCTGCATCGTCTTTGGCTTTTGGAATGTACCCTGCTGCGATTAGTGCTGTTACAATCGCTGCAAGTGTTTCGGTTGAAATTACTTTAAAGATTAACAGAAAGATTGAAATTAAAATCATAAGGCTGCCAATTGTGCTACGCCAATGCTTAACAATGATGTCAATGATTCGCCTTGGTTTGTTAGCACGTTTTCGCATGGTTTAAATTACGCAAACCGCCGTGCTACGTTTGGGCAACGTAGCCTCAAAAATTACAAAGTGAGAAATAGAGGTTTGCTTCTTCGCGCCTGCGAGTGCTTAACCCTGCAAGCACCTTGCCGCCTGCCTTATTCCATTTTAGGAACTCATCAAGTATGCTTGGGTCGGCATTGTTAACCTTTGCCTTTTTTAAGAGCGTGGATTTGATTAGTGCCCCTGTTCCTACATTGTAGGCGAAAGAAACCAGCGCATCGAACTGGCATTGATTAATATTCGGTAGGTGCTTATTGACCGCTTGCTCGAATGGCTCGAGTGTAGCAAGTAGCAATTGCGTTGCTTCCTTTTCGTTTGCCAACTTTTCGCCGAGAATTACCTTCTTGCCATTCGGGTAGCGTGTGCTTCCGTAGCCTATGGTCGGCACACCAGCCGCACATAGATAGCTTGAGAGCCTCAATCCCTCGTACTTCTTAATCAGATTAAGCCCGAGAATCGAGGTGCTGCGCATTATGGTATAATTACACGGACTGTTCCATCCGCTTGATTATGATATAAATAATAGCATCCAGCCGTTGCTCCAAGAGCCACGGTTATTGCTGCTGCTGCTGCTGCTGGGTTAGCGTAAGATGGCAAATTTGACGAGCCAATAACAAACATCCCAGCCAATGTATTGCCTAATGCAGCACCGCCGCCTATTGCCACAACATTATCGCCATCATTATTTTTGCCGGCATCATTTCCTAATGCTATAATAAAATCGCCTGTATTAAATTGACCTGCTTCATCACCAATTGCTACAATTGTACTGCCTACATTGCTTGAGCCTGCACTCCTTCCGATAGCAATTGAATTAGCCCCTTGATTTGATTTTAGTGCCTCGTAACCAATTGCTACAAGAAAGTCAGCAGAATTATTATCACAAGTTGTATTACCAATTGCTATAACATTACTTCCACTATTTTCAGTGCAAGATGTCTCGCCAACTGCAAACACATTGTCTCCAGTGTTGCCGTCCGCGCATAGAGTTCCTAAATAAATGCCATTATCGCCACTTGAGTTTTGTCCAGCCCTCGAACCAATTCCGATTTGGCCATCTCCAGTATTGCCAGCTAATGCACCAAAGCCTAAACCCACGTTCTTAGAGGTGCCGTCTGCGATAACATCAATTGTATTTATTACGCTGCCATTGTCGTGAGCTGTTTGTAGGTTTACCACATTACCCACCTCAATCTTCTTGGATTGGTCTGTGCTGGTGTCGACTATGTAGAATATATCGGCTGGGTCTGCCGTGCCTAATGTAGTTAAATCGGTTACTTTAACGCCTGCCATAATAAGTGCTTTTGGTTATAACAAATGTAGTGATTCTTTTGGAATATATTCAATCTTTGGCAATTGCTTAACCCAATCAATCGTGGTGCTGCTTACCTCTTCGTTGCTTATTACCCAATTGCCATTCGCATCTTCAATAGGATTGAATGTCATATCCGTTACATAGTGCACACCGCGCAATTGCTCGGCTTGTTCGGGTGTGAGTTGGTATACTTCTATCATACTTGGCGTCCTAAAGTAGCTTGAAAAGTTTGAATTGTGCTATATAAATTTGTTGCATCGGTGTTCGACATTGATGCCGACCCCCCCAATACTCCGAATGCTATTTGGTGTTGGCTATAAAATGCAGGAATACCATTATTATTTGTAGCACCAAAATAAAAATTAAATGAAGGCAAGCTCGTTGTGCTTGCTGCGGTTGTTCCTAAAGACACTCCATTACGATAAGACTGATTAAATGTGCTGCTTTCTCTTCGGCTAAAAAAGAAACCTGTCGATGGGTTTGCTGTGTATGAAATTACGTTAGTAGAGGCAATTTGTATATTTCCATTAGAGAAATTATGAAACGCCCTTGTATTATTGGTTGTAATGAATGAACCATATACTTGCAATCCTGTTGTATTATTGGTTCGTGAATAAGCACCAAAAAAAGCATTGCTTACATTGGTTTGGGTGTTCATATTGTAGAATGTGTTTGCATATCCATTCGTGCCATTTGGCGTTGCGCCATTAGCAGAATGCGTCCATCCACCTACAAATGACAGTCGATAGGCTGCATTGGTATCAGCTGGATTCTTTAGATTGAACTTATGCGTTGTAGCAGTTCCACCGACAAATGGATAAACAGCATCTATCTTTGTCCATAATCCTTGCGCCTTTAAGCTTGTTACCAGCGTACATATTGCTCCACTTATCGTTGCATCGGTAATGCCAGCCGCTGTTAGGAAAGCATTTGCATCTGTATCAGAGCAACCAGCATACCAATAAGGATTTACAATGAAACTCATGCGTAAGTACCAATTAACATTACTTTCAATCCTGTTGCCGTGCCATTTCCGATTTGGTCAATATCGATTGTCATCTCTGCATCATCGGCAAGATTAGCATCGCTTATGACTGGCGGTGTCGCAGCCGTTGTGCTTGTCTTTTCGGTATTATCGATGGTTAGCTTAGTGCTCAATATACTTGTGCCAGCTTCATTGATGTCAACTGTAAAGATACTGCCCGATGCTTGGGCTGTTGTAAGCGAAGCCCGAACGGCTGTCAGCGTTACAGCTCGCGGCATTCTGAATGTTATCTTTGCCGTGCCTGCCGTTAGTGCTGTTGTTTCATCCGATGCAGCCACGACAAGCTCGAAAGGCAATGAAGCAAGTGAGCCATCCCCACGAACATATTGAGAGGTCGTGCCTGTTGGCGTGTTAAACTTGCCGTTAAATGTTGTCCAATCACCTGAACTTAATGCACCTCTATTGCTTGCGCTGGCAGTTGGTAGATTGAAAGTATGCGTGCTGCTTGACGAGCTGATGCCGAAATCCGTGCCACTTGTACCAGTTGCGAAGTTTTGCACTTGCGCCGTTAAGCCATTCAATGCGTTTAGCCCTGTGGTGAAAGTTGTGATTACTTGGCAGAGGTTGTTGTCCTCAGTGTGCAGCGTAATGTTTCGCCCCGAAGTAGTTACGAAAATGCGTACTGCGAGCCTATCAGTTGCAGCCAATACAGTCGAAGGTACTGCAAGCGCACTAACGTACAAATCGACCACAGTGCCGCCTGTAATCGCTTCGGGATTTGTAGAGCCTGAAGATATAAGCGTAAAGGTTGCGCCATCGTACTTGTACAGCTCCATGTAAAAGCTCGGATTGCCACCGCCACTCGATGCATTGAAGTAGGTCTCGAAGTTCCAATTTCCTGAAGGGATTGCCAAAAGGTTTGGGTCGCCTGCATCGGTTATGAATTGCGCGATATAGCCATTGCCCTGCGCGTTTGTGCGTGTGAAGTTCGTGCCACCTCCGAGAACTGGCACGCGGCTCATTTGAAAGTAATCATTGCCTCCAATCGTGCCCTGACTTATCGAGCCGTTGAGGTAATAGTTAACCGATGCGCCACCGCCACCGCCTAAAGGGAAGTTAGCAAGTGAGCCATCGCCTCGAACGTACTGGCTCACTACTCCGTTGGCAGTTATGTCAATGCTTGGCGTAGTGTTTGGGTTAGGTACGTTAACGCTGAATGCAGGGTTTGTCGGGCTTGGTACTGTTGCCGCAACCGCTGTAACAGTTCCTGTTCCGCCTGTTGCATCAATTGTAAAGCTGGGATAAGTGCCGCTAACTGCGATGCCTGTACCAGCCGTAAGGCTTACAACTTGGTCTGGCAGCGTGTTGGTAATGGTAAAATTCGGATGCGTACCAGTTACATCGATGCCAACACCTTCATTCAATGTTGTTTCTTGCACGTTCACATTTACAACGCCGGGCGAAGCAAGCACGGCATCAACGCCGCCGCCTCTAAAGTTCAATGTCGTTGCGCTGGCTGTTATTAAATTGCCTTCATCCCTAATTACCAAAGAGCCACCACCACCACCGCCAACAGCTACTAACGGGTCGGCTGGTGTTCCGTTGCCTGTTATGGTAATTCCATCCACAGCCACAGATGT